AAACATAGTAGAGTGTGGAACACTGTTAATTGATTGGAGTTTTTATATTATGATGCAGCAATCTGTTGAGAATAAAATAAGTATTATTTCAAAGCAATATGATTATGTAGACTTTGATCCATTTAACAAGAAGCATAGGATCGCTTTCCTGGAGTTTAAATTCACAGGAAAGTGGCCTAGCAATCTTCGATTCAATCTTGATCCGTTGTACAATAATGTACCTTCGATGATCAATCAAAAGCTACTCAACTTCTACTTTAACAGAGACCGAGCTATCCCTAAAGAACTGAAAGAAAGGTATAATACACAAAATGTCATCTACCCCATCGGAGCAATCACAGCAGGAGACGAAGTTGAGTAATGAAGGCGCAAAAATTGCTATTACGCAAGTATCAGAAATAATTAAGCAACGTATCAAAGCTGATAAGGCACAGTTTAAAGCTAGTGATAACATCTCTAAGTACGTCTACGATAACGAGCTACCAGTTTTGGTAGAAGAAGTCAAGTGGAAGTTTCAGAAGGTACTAGACTCACTCATCATTGATACAGAGAATGATCCTAACTCCAAGGATACCGCTAAGCGTTTAGCTAAGATGTATGTGTATGAACTAATGTCAGGTCGTTATGAACCTATGCCTGATGTAACTTCTTTCCCTAACGAAGGTGAGAACCGATTTGAAGGTATGCTTGTAGTGCGCGCTGAGATCCGTTCTATGTGTTCACATCACCATCAGCCTGTTAAGGGTGTTTGTTATATTGGTATCATTCCTACAGGTCGTGTTATTGGTCTTTCAAAGTATGTTCGTCTTGCTCAGTGGTGTGCACGTCGTGGTCAACTACAAGAGGAATTGGTTAATCAGATTGCTAAGGAGATTATGAAGGCAACTGACACAGAGAACGTTGCCGTATACATCGAAGCTACTCATGGATGTATGGATAACCGTGGTGTCATGGCTCACTCATCAATGACACAGACATCAGCTGTACATGGTCTGTTCCATAACAATAGTGTTAAGCAAGAGTTCTTTGATAACATTAAATTGCAGTCAATGAAGAGTTGACTTCATTAATTAACTAACATACAATTGTCAGCTATGAAAGATTTGTCAGTATTTGCAAAAGAAGTATGGGCTGCAGAAAGTGTTGATGCTAAGAGAAGTGCAATGCTACTCTTACTGGGGCAGTTTCAACACAGGGACAAGATCCAGCAGTTCATTGAGGAAGTAGAGTCGACTACATCTTCTAAACGTCTCGACTTCTTAGCAGCAAATCTTGTTTTGAGAGACGGTGACCCTGTAATTAAATAATCTTTTTAACATGAAATAGGAGAAGTAAAGAATGACACAGCATGAGAAACTAATTGGCTTTTTCAAGTCCGGTAAAGAAATCACTGCAGCACAGGCAGCTGGCTTGTTTCAAGTAACTAACTTGGCAGCACGTGTATCTGAGTTGCGTGCAGAAGGTTACTCCATCTACACCAACAAAACTAAGAATGGTAAGACTGCTTACCGTCTTGGTACACCATCACGTCGTATGGTGGCTTTGGCTTACCGTTTGGTCGGTAACCAAGCTTTCACACGTCACGCCTAATCACTAAAACGTGAGATAACCCGCTGTCTAACAAACAGCGGGTTTTTATTATGAAAATTTACTTTGTAGAGTTTACACATAAACAGTCAGGTAAGAAATTTTATAAGTTTGGCATTACCAAGTACGGTGATGTTATGAAGAGGTTTTCAGAAGAAGAGAGTATCAGATTCAAGAACGATCCAAAACAATATGATGATTTTAATATCAGAGTCATAGCAAGTGCCTGGAACGAGTATGAGCAGGTAGCAGAACAAGAAAAGATTCTTTTGAAAAAATATCCAAAGAATATTTGGGTAGAAGAGTATGTTGGTGTAACAGATAAAACTTATAAATTTTCAGGTGTAACAGAGTGTGTTAGTTTAACATACAATCAGGTTGTAGAAGCAAGAAAATATATGTATAATTTGAGAGAGGAGTGGGGTAATGATAAGCACTAGTATATGGGTAACATTTCAGAAAGAGGGTATCCACAAGTACCCAGCTGCAACATCAGACCCTAAACTTGCTGAAGTATCGTTTCTAGGATATCCACACCGACATATGTTCCATTTCAAAGTGGAGCTAGAGGTGTTTCACGATGACCGTGATGTTGAATTTATTTTGTTGAAGCGTGAGTTAGAAGGCCTATATAATACAGGCACGCTTCAACTTAATAATATGTCCTGTGAGATGATTGCTAGAGAACTTCTTACCTATATGCATGAGAACTACCGTGGTCGCAACTGTACAATTAGTGTCAGTGAAGATAACGAGAATGGTTGTACACTTGTTTATAAAAAAGACGCGACACTAGAACCTGGTAAGTCTATAGATTTCACTAAAGCTCAACTTGCTGACTGGAAATAATTATGGCTACATTTTGTCATATTGCACCGATCCCCCATCTTGAAATTGTTAAGGGAGCATCAACACACTTACTACTTGCTCATCTAGTTGAGCAGAGTCCTGAATACGTTGACTTCTACCTTCAAGAACAAAAGAACGGTAGTACGTTGATTCTTGACAACTCTGCTTTTGAAATGTACAAGCAGAATAGACCAATGTATGATATTAACAACCTAATTAACATGGCCAGAAAGGTCAATGCTAACTATGTCGTGATGTCGGACTATCCCAATGACTATGGATCAAAAACAATTAAGGCTGCAGAACAACTAGCCCCACAACTACGAGCGGAAGGCTTTGGTACCTTCTTCTGTCCCCAATCAAAGATAGGAGATAGAGATGACTTGTTCAATGCTTTTGAGTGGGCAGCTGATTCTGATCACGTTGATTACATTGGCGTATCCATACTTGCAATTCCAAACGCATATGCAGTCGAGAAAGGTAATAAACTACAACGGTTTGTAAGTCGTTTCATGTTTATGCAAGAGCTATACGATTGTGGTATCTTATCTAAGATCAAAGCTAATGGTAAAAAGATCCACATGCTTGGTATGCTTGATGGTCCTGGTGAGATTAGATTGATGAGTCAGTTCAGTGAGTATATCAATACATGGGATAGCAGTGCTGCTATTTGGCTTGGTCTTCATGCTGGTAGAACATTTGACGACTCTCCTACCGGTCTACTACATGGTAAGTACGAGGAAGAGGTTGACTTCAACTACCGCAACGACAAAAGCGTGTTGACTGCAATCATCAATAAGAGTATAATTGACAACTATGTTCAGATATACCTAATGGAGAGTGAAGATGCCTAATTATCAATATAATGAAGATGTTTACCTTGCGGACATTAAGAAATATCTTGATTCTACGTATGGTCAGCATTATGTGGCTAAAGATATACAAGTGGTGGATGTGTGGGAGTCTCTTGGTTCGCTTGAATCAACAGCACGTGATACTGCTATCAAATACCTGTGTCGGTATGGTAAGAAGGATGGTAAGAATAGGAAAGATCTATTAAAAGCCATTCACTATATTATTTTAATGATGTATGCTGGTGAAGAAGAACAACAAGCTGAAAAGCTTCAGAAAGTTTTTCAGCAAAGGCCACTTGGGCCACTTGATCCACAACAAGACATTCGTGATGCTTATGAAAGGGTAGATTATCATGATTCATATTCTGGGAAGTAATAGCAATTCAACCCTCACTGAGGTGCAAGAAGGAGACTCTCAACCAAATGCAATTGACCTTCGTTTGGATAGAGTGTTTGCTATGAATAATGCTGAGTTTGTTATTGATAACGAATCAAAGAAGCATCGTGGTACATACGAATGGTTACCAGATGCTGATGGTTGGTATCACTTGAACGAGGGTACGTATGAGATAGTAATGGAGAACATCATCCATATTGGTCCTGATGAGGCTGGTTGGGTTATTACCCGATCAACTTTAAATCGTAATGGTGTATTCATTACATCTGGACTCTATGATTCTGGATACCATGGTGTGATGGCTGGTGCATTGCACGTGCGTGGTGGTCCAGTAAAGATTAAGAAAGGAACACGTGTAGCACAGTTCCTACTTTTTAAAGCAGAAGCATTATCCGAGTACAACGGCTCATATGGTTTGAAAAGTGAGCATGATAAAAAATATACACAAGGAGTTTTACAATGAGTGAAGGTTTCAAATTACAAATAAGCATTGAGGAGCTACAGAAACGTAAGTTGTTTCTTGCTGTTCCAATGTACGGTGGTCAGTGCGCTGGTATGTTCACACGATCAGTAGCAGACCTGTCGGCTGTGTGTACTAAACACGGTATTCCTCTACAGCTCTTCTTCCTTTTTAACGAGTCTCTTGTTACACGTGCACGTAACTACTGTGTAGATGAGTTTATGCGTTCTGGTGCAACCCACCTGATGTTTATCGATAGTGATATTGGATTTAATCCACAGGATGTTATCGCTATGCTGGCTATGCAGTCGGATGAAAGTCCATATGATGTTATTGGTGGTCCTTATCCTAAGAAATGTATTTCATGGGAGAAGATTAAGCAAGCGGTTGATAAGGGTATGGCAGACGAGAATCCAAATCAACTTGAGAAGTATGTTGGTGACTATGTGTTTAATCCTAAAACAACACAGCGCGAGATTCCTCTCAACCAACCAGTTGAAGTTCTCGAGATTGGTACTGGTTTCATGATGGTTCGTCGTAAGACATTTGAAGACTATCAGAAAGCATATCCACACCTCTACTACAAACCAGATCATGTGCGTACAGAGCATTTTGATGGTACTCGTGAAATCATGGCTTACTTTGATTGCGTTATTGACCGTGGATACGGTTACGAGAATCTTCACCAGTTGTTGCGTGATGTTGCTGAAGGTAAAGAAGGCCTCCAGGATATCGCTAAACGTATGGTAGATGGAGAACAGCATTCATCTAAACGTTATCTGTCAGAAGACTATATGTTCTGTTACAATGTACAGCGTATGGGTGGCAAAGTATTCTTCTGTCCATGGATGCAATTGCAACACGTTGGTAGCTATGTGTTTGGTGGTTCGTTAGCTGACCTCGCATCGATTGGTGCATCTGCAACTGCTGATACAAGTAAACTCAAACACAAATCCAAGAAGTAACTAAGGATATTACATTATGAAACTAAGTGCAAGAACAATTCAGGTTTTGAAGAGCTTTGCTCAGATTAATCCTTCTTTGATCTTTACACCTGGTAATGAAATCAAGACAGTATCACCACAGAAAACTATCCTAGCTAAAGCTACTATTGCTGAAACAATTCCTCAGCAGTTTGCTATCTACGACCTGGTTAAGTTTCTTGGTGTACTGTCGTTGTTCAACGATCCAGATCTTGAGATCAATAACAAATTCATTACTATCAAAGGTGGAAGCTCCAATCTAAATTTTGTTTACTGCTCACCAGATATGGTAGTTCAGCCTCCTAAAAAGATGATCGAGCTACCAAACGATTGTGTTGAGAAAACAATAACACCAGCAACTCTTCAGTCGGTAATGAAAGCAGTTGGTGTACTTCAACTACCAGATGTTGCCTTTGTAGGCAAAGATGGTAAACTCACCATGGAAGCTTTGGATACCAAACCAAACAATCCTAATCAAGATAATATCAGTAACAATTTCTCTATAGACATAGGAGAAACTGTTAAAACTTTTAAGATGATCATCAAAGCTGAAAACCTAAAGATCATGAATGAAGAGTATACGCTGAAAATATCTCCTCAAGGCCTTTGCCATTTCAAAGGTTCTGATGTAGAGTATTGGATTGCTTGTGAGGAACATTCAACTTACCTGGGATAATTAATGATTCGTGATGACTTTCTTTGGGTTGAGAAATACAGACCTAAAACTATTGATAATGCTATTCTCCCTGACTCTCTAAAAAAGACATTTCAACAATTTGTTGATCAGGGAGAAATTCCAAACCTATTGTTGGCAGGTCGAGCTGGTGTTGGTAAGACAACAGTAGCTCGAGCTATGATTGAGCAGCTTGAGTGTGATTACCTGATCATCAACGGATCGATGAATGGTAACATTGATACCCTACGAAATGAGATTAAAGAGTTTGCTTCAGCGATCTCTTTTTCTGGTGGTCGTAAGTATGTTATTCTTGACGAAGCTGATTATCTCAATCCTAATAGTACACAACCAGCTCTTCGCAACTTCATGGAAGAGTTTTCAAGAAACTGTGGATTTATTCTCACAGCCAACTTTAGTAACCGTATCATTGAACCTCTCCATAGCAGATGCTCGGTAATTGACTTTAAGATCGAAAGAGATCACAAGCCGCTAATGGCAAAGGATATGTTCAAGCGTGCTTGCACTATCCTAGATACAGAAGGTGTTTCCTACGATTCAAAAGCAGTGGTTGAGGTTGTTAAGAAGTTCTTTCCTGATATGCGTCGTATCCTCAACGAGCTTCAGAGATACTCTGCTACCGGTAAGATTGATAGCGGTATCCTTGTTAACTTCTCTGAGGAGAATCTAAAGACTCTCATGGACCTTCTCAAACAGAAGAACTTTACAGAGGTCCGTAAATGGGTTGGTGAGAATAACGACATAGACACTACAACGTTCTTTAGACGCTTGTACGACTCCGCTTCACAGTATATGAAGCCTGGATCTATTCCGATGCTCGTCATGACTATTGCCGACTACCAGTATAAGGCTGCGTTTGTTGCTGATCATGAGATAAATATCCTTGCTTGTCTAACAGAACTAATGGCAGAGGGAGAATTTAAATGACATTACTAAGCGAATACGAACAAGGTCCAATCAACTCTAGAGTATTCAGATTAAACGATGGTAACTATCAGGTACTCGTGTTCAATGCATTAAGTGGTAAAGAAGTAGCCGAATTCTTTAAGAACTATGAACAGGCTACAAACTTTGCGGAATCCAGAATGCTACTTAATGAGTAAAATTATAGTTGGAATTATTCAGTGGATACGTAATGACTATACTTCTTATCATTTCCGCTTTATTGCCGAGCTTGTTGCTTGGGGGATTAGTATTGGGTGTAGCATTACTATGGCACTTACCGTACCAACTCCTCCCCTCTTGGTTCTTTACCCTGTGTGGATTCTTGGCTGCACTATCTATGCTTGGGCTTCTTGGACTCGCAGGAGTTTTGGTATGCTGGCTAACTACATACTCTTAGTCACTATTGATACAATTGGTCTTATAAGAATGTTAACATGAATGTTTTTGAATTTGTAAATGCAATCAATTCCACCAAGCAAGACCTTCTAAGCGATCCAGCTTTGGAGAGACATTACTCCCCATACATGGTGAATAAGGCTCTTTCATACTTCCCGGATACGATGTTGTATGCCAATGAAATGAACCGTAATTCCCACATAGACTCTAAGCTTCAGTTTCATTTTTTTCTAAATAGTATAAGACCTGCAAAGCGATTTGCAAAGTGGGTGAAGAAACAAAATGATAATGACCTTACTGCTGTCATGGAATATTATGGTTATAGTCCTGAAAAAGCCAAAAGTGCATTATCCATCCTTTCTTCAGATCAAATGATCACTATAAAACAAAAATTAGAAAAAGGTGGACAATTATGAACATTATTGACAATCTTGTCGAGGTTGCGTTATCTTCTGAGGAAGACTTCTTAAAAATTAAAGAAACCCTGACACGTATTGGTGTTGCATCAAGAAAAGACAAGAAGCTATTTCAGTCTTGTCATATTCTGCATAAGCAAGGAAGATATTACATTGTGCATTTCAAAGAGCTATTTGCACTAGATGGTAAACCCTCCAATTTCTCAGATGATGATAAGGCCAGACGTAACACAATTATTAACCTCATTGCAGAGTGGGGTCTAGTTAAGTTAGTCAATCCTCAGAAATCAAGCAGTCCAGTGGCTCCATTCTCACAGGTAAAGGTCATCACTCACAAGGAAAAGGGTGAGTGGGAACTTGTTGCCAAATACAATATAGGTAAGAAAAAGTAATTGGAATCATCTAAAAAATGGGATTATAGATTCCTGGAGTTAGCGGAATCTGTATCCAAGTGGTCTAAGGATCCCTCAACAAAGGTAGGTAGTGTTATAGTTGACTCAAAGCGTAGAGTCATTGGTATGGGTTATAATGGATTCCCACGTGGTGTTGATGATAGTGAAGAACGGTACAATGACCGGGAAACTAAGCTACTTTTTGTCTGTCATGCAGAGCGAAATGCGCTAGACAATGCCCCGGGCAGTGTTGAGGGAGCAACACTATACGCTACTATGTTCCCCTGCAACGAATGTTGTAAAAGTATTATCCAGAAAGGTATTACTAAAGTAGTAACATTTGTACCTAGCAGGGCAAAATATCTGTTGTACAAATATGATAACTCATATACAATGTTAAGTGAGTCTGGTGTGAAGGTTTACCAGTATGATTATGGACTTTATGAGGGGTGGAAAAATGGAAGTAATGGATCGAACAAAGCTACAGAAACTCCTGGAATCAAACGTGTGCAAAGTGTCGTTCACGAAACAGGACGGCACAGTACGGGATATGGTTTGTACACTGAAGGACTCGATTATCGTTCCACACGAAAAGAAGACAGATCGAGTGAAGACTGAAAATAACAACGTAATGGCGGTTTGGGATGCTGAAAAAAACGCTTGGCGTTCTTTCAAGATCGATAGTATAATATCATTCCAACCTTTGTGAGGATATCATGTACCAACGTAAAGCTAATATGAAACCTGCAGCTTTGCAGGATGGTTGTAACGTATCTCTGCGCTCTCTCATTGCGTTTATTGAAGACTGTGAGAAGACCCTCAAAGCTAAGGGTCAAGAAGATGAGGCGTTCCGTTTCGAGTGTATTGCTGAGTATCTGAGAAAAGATTTTAGCCCTTCTAAGGGTTTAACCTTCAAGTCAGGGGTGCTTGGATTATAAATACTAAAAACATCACAGGATTATTGCATGCACTATAAACAAGTATTGCAGTAGTAAGGAAAGGCACACTAGCTTAGGCTGTGTGCCTTTTTTGTTTTCTAAACTCTAACAAGAAGGACAGCGCATGAAACACAAAGCAAGAACTGCTGAAGCCTCCATCCACCAATTTCCAGATCAAACGAAAAGGAAACTCAAACTAAAAATCGATGACTTAAACGTCTTTGATGCTCTCACCAAAAACCAATCTAAATTCTTTGAACTATACAAACAAGGAGCACAAGCAATTATGCTGCATGGTGCAGCTGGTACTGGTAAAACGTTTATTGCGCTTTACAAAGCACTGGAAGAGGTTATGGATAGAAGTAACCCATACCAGAAAGTAGTGTTGGTCAGATCTGTAGTTCCTTCCCGAGAAATTGGTCACCTACCAGGAGATGAAAAAGAAAAGACAGATGTTTATGTAGCACCTTATAGAGCCATTTGCCAGGATCTTTTTGATACTGAGCAAGCATATGAAAGGTTGGTGGAGCAGAAGAATATTGAGTTTATGATTACTTCGTTTGTTAGAGGCATCACTATTGATAACGCTGTCATCATAGTTGACGAATGTCAGAACATGAATTTCCAAGAGCTCAGTTCTATTATTACTAGAGTAGGAGAAAACACAAAGATTATATTCTGTGGTGATTTCAAACAAACCGATCTATGCAAGAAGCATGATCAATCAGGCCTCAAGGATTTCGTAGAGGTAGTTAACAAAATGCCATCATTCAGAAATGTTGAATTTGGTATTGAAGATATTGTTCGCAGTTCTCTTGTAAAGGAGTTTATTGTAGCAAATTTACATATTCAATCTATAAAAAGTTGACTTTCTATAGGAGATAAGGTATAAATAGGGATGCGTTGCCTTCGGGGACGCATTCTTAATTTAACCTTGCTTAATAGGAGGTCTTCAATGACTAATCTAGTAGACGCACTCGCTAACACTTTTGCTTTCGGCCCTGGCTTCAAATACGGAACAAAAGACATGGACAAATTCTTTGTTGGTTTTGATGAGCAATTCAACAAAATGGCAAAGCTACATGATGAAGTAACAAAAAACATTCCCAACTACCCTCCATACAATATCAAGAAAGTAAGCGATAGTAAGTATACTATTGAGCTTGCAGTTGCTGGTTTTGCCAAGCAAGATATTGAACTTGAGTTTGTCGATAACAAATTAATTATTACTGGCAAAGCATCAGATGATAGTGAAAATGAGCACTTCCTGTTCAAAGGAATTGCTAATAGAGCATTCACTCGTACATTTGTTCTTGACGACCAAGTCGAGATTCAAAACGCTGAGATGTTGAATGGAATGTTAAAGATTTTCCTTGAGCGTATTATTCCAGAGCATAAAAAGCCCAAGAAAATTGAAATCAATGAGAAACCTTCAAATGGGAACAAAGAGTTCTTGACGGAGGAAAAATGAGCGAATTTATTCAGAACATTCTCGAAGTGACGAGGAAGTTTCTGTTTAATGAACCAAGCTCAGCACAATTTTCCAAAACAGAACTTCAGTACTTGAATCAATCTGTTGACCACTGTGACCTTGAGCACAGAATGAAACAGCTTGAAAGAAAGCACACCCACCTTCGTTATTAACATAAGGGGACGCAATGTCCCCTTTCTTTAAGGAAATATATGAGCGTACGAGTAATAAGACTTGTCAATGGTGAAGAACTAATTGGTGAGCTTGAACTGGTTAAAAAAAATAATCATCACAACGATTACAAACTCTCTAAAGTAGGTGTTGTATCATTAGTACCAACACAAACAGGAGTGGGTATTTCTTTATATCCCTTTGCACCATACTCAGATGATGATGACTTTATTTTTCGACATGAGCATGTTGTAACATCATTTGGTCCTTCAGTAGATCTTCTAAACAATTATAATAAAATGTTTGGATCTGGTATCCAGATTGCTTCTACAGGATCGTTGATAAAATAATTACCCATCTGTATAATAATGGTTTTAGTGAGGGTACATGCGCTTCTATACAAACGTAAATGTTGTTGGTGATTCTGTCTTTGTGAGAGGATATGATGGGGATAAGCGCTTTGAGCTCAAGGCACCTTATCACCCATACATCTTTGTTAACTCAAACAAGAAAACCAATTACAAAACACTCAATGGTAAATCTGTTGAGCGGATTGAATTTGAAAGTATCAAGAACTCACGTGACTTCATTGATAATTACTCAAACGTGAGTGGGTTCGAGATACACGGCTCAAATCTCTTCACCTACCAAGCAATCTACGATCTTTACAAGGGTGAGGTAGTTTATGATGTAGATCGTATCAATGTTGTTTCACTTGATATTGAGACATCAACCCTCAACGGTTTCCCTAACCACGAGCTTGCCGATAAAGAGGTAATTACACTATCTCTTAGGAAAAAAGGAAAGGTAATTGTACTAGGTACAAGACCCTATACTCCTAAATCAAATGACATTGTATATTGGCAATGCCGTAATGAGATTGATTTGCTTCAGAAGTTTCTTCAGATATGGAACTCTGATAAATGGAAGCCAGATGTTGTTACTGGATGGAATGTAGAGTACTTCGATATTCCATATCTCTACAGACGCATATCTAACATGCTTGGTAAGAAAGAAGCAGATAAATTATCTCCATGGAAGATTGTTCGTGAACGTCAGGTTGGTGGAGAAGGATCGTCGAAGGTATATGATCTGATAGGTATTTCAGTTCTCGACTATCTTGCTCTGTATAAGAAGTTTTCTTACACTCCTCAAGAATCATATAAACTGGATCATATTGCTGAGTACGAGCTTGGTGAAAAGAAACTTGACTACTCAGAATATGAGACGATGCATGAGTTCTATGTAAACAACTTTGAGAAGTTTGTAGACTATAACATACATGACGTTGTCCTTGTTGATAAACTTGAAGAGAAGTTAAAGTTTATTGAGCAGGTATTTGCTATCTCATATGACGCCAAGGTCAATTACAACGATACATTTACCACTGTCCGTATATGGGATGTTATTATTACAAACTATCTAATGGACAGGGGTATTGTTGTTCCTCACATTGAACGCGAAGAGCTTGATCAACGTGCTTCTGATGATAAAAGACTTGGTCCGATTGTTGGTGCGTATGTAAAAGACCCACAGGTTGGTATGCATGAATGGGTTTGTTCATTTGACCTTAACAGTCTATACCCTCACTTGATTATGCAGTACAACATTAGTCCGGATACATTCATAGACATGGAGGATGGTATCTCCATTGAGCGTATGCTTGATAAGGCTATTGGATCTAATCTTGAATCTAAGCTCAGAGAAAAGAACTATACAATTACACCCAAGGGTGCTCTATTTACAAAAGATAGAGTTGGCTTCTTAGCTGAGCTGATGGAGACCATGTATAATGATCGTTCTGCTTGGAAGAAGCGAATGATTGAAGCAAAGAAGAAGTATGAGCAGACACCTACTCGTGAGCTTGAAAATGAGATCGCAAGATGTAACAACATGCAGATGGCAAAGAAGATTCAGCTGAACTCTGCCTATGGTGCTCTTGGTAATGTTTTCTTCAGATGGTATCAACGTGATCTAGCAGAAGCAATCACAACATCTGGTCAGTTGTCTATTCGTTGGATGGAAAAGAATATCAATCAATATCTTAACAAGCTGTTTAAAACAGATAACGAAGACTATGTGATTGCTTGTGATACTGACTCTATGTACATCCGTCTTCAGCGACTAGTGGATCAAGTATTTGATAAAGATGCTGATGTGAATAAGGTTGTAAAGTTCCTTGATGATGTTTGTGAAAAGAAACTACAACCGTTCATTGACAACACCTTCAATGACCTTGGTGAGTACATGATGGTCATGAAACAGAAGATGGTGATGAAGCGAGAGGCTATTGCTAACAAGGGTATATGGACTGGAAAGAAACACTACATCCTCAATGTGTTTAACAATGAGGGTGTTTCATATACTCAACCAAAGTTAAAGATGCAAGGTATTGAAGCGGTTCGATCTTCTACTCCTTCTGTTTGCAGAAGGAACTTTAAGAATGCTCTTGATGTGATTATGAATCATGATGAGAAAGCCATTCATAAGTTTGTTAGTGACTTTAAACATGAGTATATGCTTTTACCTTTTGAAGATATTGCTTTCCCACGTTCAGTTAAGGACCTTAACAAGTACAAAGACAGCGCATCGATCTATAGGAAATCAACTCCTATTCACGTCAAGGGATCGTTGATATACAATAGCCTTCTTAAAGAAAAGAAACTTGAAACTAAATATCAAACCATTAAAGATGGTGATAAGATCAAGTTCATATATCTAAAAGCACCGAACCCAGCAAGAGACACTGTTATATCTTGCCCAAGCACTTTACCAAAAGAGTTTAGTATAGAACCTTACATTGATTATGATCTTCAGTTTGAGAAATCATTCCTCGATCCAATCAAAGGTATATTAGATGCTATTGGATGGCATATAACAGAACGTAGAGCAACCCTAGAACAATTCTTCGAATAGGAAAACAATGGCTAAGATTACTATAGACTTAGACGACGCGTACACTGACTTTGGATTTTCAGCTGTAAGTGAAGATGAACTCAAATCAATGGAGCGTCAGCTTCAACAGCAAGTCCAACAAAAAGAACAAGAGTTATCGTTGACTTCCAAAGAATATAAAGATAAACTGGAAACTCTTTATAAACTAATTATGCCACTGCTACTCAATCTTGCTAAAGATGATGATAAAGAATACATCTACTGGCCAGAAAGAACCAAGAAAATGAAAGCATTCATTGATAAGGTGGATAAACTAGTAAACAATGATTAACTATCTTGCTTTAGTTGTTGCTGTAGGTCTCTCTTCTGTAGCAGCTTACTTTTCTATACTTGGACTCACTGCAATCTTTGCAGCTTCATATTGGCCTGTTATTATTATGGGATCAATGCTCGAGGCTGCTAAGGTTGTTGCTGCTTCATGGGCATTTCGTAATTGGAATGTAGCTCCTGCGTTCATCAGATACTATCTCGTAGCGGCTGTTGCTATTCTAATGATGATCACATCAATGGGTACGTTTGGGTATCTTTCCAAAGCTCATATTGAACAAACCTCATCTGTTGGTGATATTGCGGCTCAGGTTGCAGTGTATGATGAAAGGATCAAGAATCTAAATGAAAACATCGAGGCTAACCGTAAACTTCTTAAACAGTTTGACGAGGCAGTTGACCAGGTCATGTCACGCTCGACGGATTCTAAGGGGGCGGAACGCTCGCTCCAAATTAGAAAATCACAACAGAAAGAGCGTAGCCGCCTCATGGAAGAAATTTCTACTCTACAAAAAGAGGTTGGGAGGCTTAGTGCTGAGAGATCCCCACTGGTTTCGCAAGTCAAAAAAGTCGAGAAAGAGGTCGGTCCAATCAAGTACATCGCAGAACTTTTTATTGATAGGGCTGATGATTCGTTTTTGGAGAAGACGGTCCGCTGGGTTATTATAATGATTGTGACTGTATTTGATCCTCTGGCTGTGCTGTTGCTTATTGCAGCCAATATGGGTATAATACGACAAGGTAGGATTAGTAAGATGAACAACACACGGGCTGCAAATATAGAAGTGAATAGAGATCTTGCTGCTGAGAGAAGGTTCAAAAAGCTACAAGAGCTAACTGGCAAGGCAAGCCGCAGTAAAGTTACTATTGACAAAAACAAGATAAGGAAGATGACATGAGTTTTTTAAAGAGTTTGATTAAGGAGATTGGTGATGAGGACACTTATTTGGCCAGTGACGGCGGTGGTAGTGCTGAGTATTCTGGTTGTATTGATACTGGCAGCTATATTCTCAACGCTCTTCTCTCTGGCAGCATCTATGGCGGCGTACCTGATAATAAAATTACTGCATTTGCAGGAGAGTCCGCTACTGGTAAAACTTTCTTCGTACTTGGTATCGTTAGAGCCTTCCTTGACAAGAACCCAAACGCAGCAGTCGTCTACTACGATACAGAAGCAGCCGTCACCAAAGCAATGATGGAATCTCGTGGCATTGATACAACACGTGTTATCATTGCTGAGCCAGATACAATTCAAAAATTTAAAACTCATGCTTTAAAGTTGATTGAGGCCTATGAGAAGCAGCCAGAAGATACACGTCCTAAGATGATGTTCGTGTTAGATAGTCTAGGATTGTTGTCAACATCAAAAGAGATGGAAGATTCTCTTGATGGTAAAGATGTAAGGGACATGACAAAGTCGCAAGTTATCAAAGCTGCTTTTAGAGTACTGACATTGAAGTTGGCAAAGGTCAAAGTACCTATGCTTGTTACTAACCACGTGTATGAGGTGATTGGATCGTATGTACCAACAAAAGAACTCGGAGGCGGAACAGGTCTCAAGTATGCTGCCAGCACTATTGCAATGCTCTCTAAAAAGAAAGAGAAGGATGGCGATGGAGACATCATTGGTAACCAAATCAAAATCAAAACATACAAGTCGAGACTCTCAAAAGAGAACCAAGACGCAACTGTGCTACTTACTTACGACAAGGGCCTAGATAGATACTTTGGTTTACTAGACCTTGCTGAAGAAGCTGGTGTAATTAAAAAAGTATCAACACGGTATGAGTTGCCAGATGGGCGTAAAGTATTTGGTAAAGAGATTAACAATAATCCAGAACAATACTTTACAGAAGAGATTTTGCAACAGCTAGAGAACTACGCAAAAGGAAAGTATAGTTATGGATCCCAAGTCGGAACATTACAAGATAACCTTCAAGAATCAGAGTGACCAGATAGGCTTCAAGTTCTTTTTTAATGACAGAGACATACTGGACTTTCTTAAGACGAGACCTAATGGTGCACTAATACTCAAATTGGAGCAATATGATAGAGAAACTGATACTTTCCAACTTATTAAGTAATGAGGAGTATGGCCGAAAGGCCATTCCTTTTTTAAAGTCGGAGTACTTTCAAGAAAGAACTATACGAGCGCTATACGATAGTATCGATACGTTTGTAAAGCAGTATAACAAGTTTCCTAGTAAAGAAGCACTTGTTATTGAATTAGATAATGACAAATCAATAGCGAGTATCTTCAGTGATGTTGAATCGCTAGTAACTGATCTTGAAGATACTCCTTCAACCAATCTCGAGTGGCTCTTAGACCAGACAGAGAAGTTCTGTCAGGATAAAGCAATTTATAATGCTATCATGAAGTCCATTCAGATCATCGATACGGACAAAGATAATCATAGCAAGGGTGCTATACCTCAAATTCTATCTGACGCTCTTGCTGTATCTTTTGACTCCAACGTGGGTCATGATTTTTTAGAAGACTTTGAGTCTCGATATGACTTTTATCACAAGAAAGAAAAACGTGTTCCATTCGATCTGGATTACTTTAACAAGATTACTAAGGGAGGACTCCCAACTAAGACCCTTAATGTGGTACTTGCTGGTACTGGTGTTGGTAAGTCTCTCTTCATGTGTCATTGTGCTGCAGCTAACCTCTTTAAAGGACATAATGTTCTTTATATAACAATGGAAATGGCTGAGGAGCGTATTGCTGAACGTATTGATGCAAATATGCTTAATGTTACTGTCGATGAACTGGCACTGCTTCCTAAAGATTCTTATCAGAAGAAGATTGATCGTGTTCGTGAGAAGACTAACGGTAAGTTAATAATTAAAGAATATCCTACAGCATCTGCTGGTGCCGGTCACATGAGACATTTGTTGAATGAGTTGAAACTTAAACGAAACTTCAAACCAGATATCATATACATTGATTATCTTAATATTTGTATTTCTTCGAGATTGAAATATGGTGCAAATGTCAACTCTTATACATACATCAAGGCTATTGCAGAAGAGCTGAGAGGTCTTGCTGTTGAGTTTGATGTCCCGATCGTTACAGCTACACAGACTACTAGAAGCGGATTTACTAGTAGTGATCTGGGCCTTGAAGATACCAGTGAATCATTTGGCCTTCCAGCCACAGCTGACTTTATGATTGCATTGATAAGTTCAGAAGAGTTGCAGGACCTCAACCAATTCATGGTTAAGCAGCTTAAGAACCGCTTTAATGATCCAGGGACTCATAGAAGATTTGTTATAGGCGTTGACAGGTCTAAGATGAGACTGTATGATGTAGAACAGACAGCACAAGAAGATGTGCTTGATGATGATACACCAGTATTCGATAAATCAGATTCCGGAATGAGAATCAAATCAGAAAAAGGTAAGTTTAAAGATGCTTTTAAATCGTTTAGTTAGCATATTCTGGTTTCTGATTATGTTCACAATAGTATTCTCCATATCAACTTTCTTTCTAACAGTTAACCATGTCATTAGTTATGTTAGCAGGTTGTTTGATTTACCTATGGTTGTAATCTATACGATGATAGAAAGACAAAATGAGGCTGAGGACGAGAAAGTTTAATAATCGAAAGCTATCCAGTATACTTCGAACAGCAACTAAATTTTATATTCAACACCTACTTCCAAACTATAAACACAGTCTTTTCAAAATTGACATAATTGGTGTAAAAAATTTAGAAGCGGATGGTACATTCGAGAAAATATCAACGAACAGATATACTATAGAGCTGAGGACTGATTTAGATATACAAATAATGCTACTAACGCTTGCTCATGAATTGGTTCACCTTAAACAATATGCAACCAATGAATTGAGAAGCCGGGTGGTTGCTGGCCAGCTTGTTGATATATGGAAAGGCAAGCGGTACAGGAATCTCAAATACGATGACCAACCGTGGGAGATAGAAGCGTTACAAAAAGAACAAGATTTGTTCGAAGATTTCATATCCGAGTGTTATGCGTCTGGAAAATTGATAAATAAGCTAGTGAAACTGCGCGGTTTCACCCGTTGACCTAATTCCCACTTTCCATTATAGTAATAATACATTACTAACTCGGAGCTTCTATGTCTAAGACTTTTGTTGCTATTTTAGCAATGTATTTTATTTTTGTGATTAGCAATGACCCAGCAGAGAAACGTGCAGTAATCCAGCCCGCGCAGACGTTATCTCCTGATATGATGAATCTACTATCAACAGCTAAGAAGTATACTAACTATCAGGGAACTCTTAGTCTACCGCACGTCAGCGAGGTTTCTCAGAAAAAGCTAGAGGAGATGTACTGCAATAACCGTCCTCGCTGTCCAGTATCTGCTCTTTACTTCCAAGGTCAGATATTCTACAGTGACCGTCTAGATATGCAGGACTTGTTATCACGTTCTATCCTCCTCCATGAGTTCGTACACCACGTACAGAATGAAAGACACGGTGATACATACGATTGTGATATGTGGAAAGCAAAAGAGTTAGAAGCATACAAAATACAAGCTCAGTTTCTTAGGAAACATGGATATAATGACCAAATCATTCGCGATGTTGTAAAGACATTGAGATGCCCTATTAAAGGATAAGCATGACAAATAAAGTGAGTGAAACCACTGCAGCTACAGCGCAAGATGATGTTGATTTGCTATTATATAAATCTGGATCGTTTTATCTTTCCGGTGACATCGATGAACATTCTGTTTCAGATTGCATAAAGTGGATACTGGCTGAAAATATGGCCAACCGTCATACGCATCTGAACTTGTACATAAACAGTCTTGGTGGTGACCTATACCAGGCTTTTGGTCTTATTGACCTGATAAAAGCTAGTAGAATTCCTGTACACACAATAGGCGTAGGTAGTTTGATGAGTGCTGCATTTCTTATCTTTATTTCTGGTTCAAAAGGCAATCGAATTATGACTAAAAATACTAGCGTCATGTCTCACCAGTTCTCAACCTATTATGAGGGTAAAGAACACGACGTTAAAGCTTCAGAAAAAGAAACTAGATATATTAAGCAGCGTATGTTAGATGTTATTAAACAAAGCTGTACAATGGACGAGAGAATGATAAAGCGAAAGCTACTTCCACCATCCGATGTCTGGCTATCTGCAGATGAATGCGTGGAGTTAGGTGTAGCAGATGCAATCTTCTAGTAAAATTGACCCACTTCGGTGGGTTTTTTTATGATATAAATAGAAGATAATGTTACGGAGTATGCAATGAAATCATTTTTTCAATTCATTTTAGAATCAGTTTTAGTTGAGAAAGCACCTACACCATCAACAGGTGCTCTCGAAGCAGCTAATAAAACAAACACAGCATTCGGAGATGCTTATGAGACAGCAACTGTCCTTCTTCTTCATAATAATACAGCTGCCCAGCATAATAAAGATAAAAACTACCTAGCTTCCATTGAGCATGTGAAACAAAAACATGAAAAAGCTATGGCCAGTCTGCCTTCTAATAAAGCAGGTGATGCGCTCACGTTTGCAAGACGATCAGTGCATGCATATCTTGGAACACTATCGCATCAGGGCATTACTCAAGATCATATACATGAGGTTCATCATACAAGCCAAGGTATCAGTTCACATTTAGGTAAAACAGTCGATAGAGCAAGTAATCCTCACGATCTGTTAATAAAGGGTTCTAAAGATGGTAAATCTTTCATGCACGGTGCATCTCTCAAAGCTAAATCAGGTACTGCATCAAACAATTCAGTAGCTGCTTTTGAAAGAGCAAGTAATGCAGGTGA